GAGCTTATGAGTTTCATCATCACCTCCACCTTTGGGATGTTCTCCATCTCAGTTGGCTATTGGTTCGGGGTCCGTACCGAGCAGAAGATGGCAATTAGGAGCGTCAAATGAACGTCCCACGCCAAATTGGTAGTGATGTACTAGCAATGGTGAGTGCCACCAGTAGCATTGCCGCTTGGCAAGAGCAGATTGATTGGGGTCTCCGCATCCTAGCCTCCCTTTTAGCCATTGCGGCTGGTGTCTACTCCATTGTGGTACGCTATCGGAGAGCTAAGCGATGAATCCGCGAGACCTTCCTTGCAACAAGCCCCGCCGAGATGTGCAGGGTGGTAAGAAGTCAGTTGTGCGAGCCTGTCAGAATGGTAAGTCAAAGGTCATTCGTTTTGGCGACGCCAACATGACCATCAAGAAGTCCAATCCTGAGCGTAAGAAGTCCTATTGTGCTCGTTCAGGTGGAATCAAGGGTACGGGAAACAAGCTCTCGGCTAACTATTGGAGCCGTAGGGCATGGGGGTGTTAATTCTATGAGCAAAACCGGCGAGAAGTACAAGTCCAAGAAGCAGATGATGCGCCATGAGCGTTCCGAGGGAAAGAAGGAGCGCATGATGGAGTATGGCGACAAGATGAAGGGCAATGGCTGCTGCCAGCGAAAGGGCTGCAAATAATGCCTCTCACAAAGAAAGGTAAGAAGATTATGGCCGCCATGAAGGCGGAATATGGCCCTAAAAAGGGCAAGGAAGTATTCTACGCTAGCCAGAATAAGGGAACGATCAAAGGGACGCATTTTGCCCGTAAGGGAGTGAAGTAGTTCTGATAGAATGGGCGTATGCCTCGCTACGCCTCATTCGGTCGGCTGGATAGTCAGTTGGTAGATGACGGGGACACGGCTTTTGTCCGTGTCAATCAACGTCTGCGTCCCGACCAGCTTAAGTCTGGGGAAGTGGCTGTAAGCCAGAATGGGCGCATGGACATAGACGGGTCTTGGCAGACCCGCAAGGGGTATAGGAATGTCTTTGGCAACATTGCCAATGCAGGTTCTGCTCTGGTCATTCCTTTTTCCCTGAATGATAGTTCTCCTCCGTCCATCAACGATGCTGCGGTGGCTGCAATCTACGGAACGTGTCTCTACTCTGATCCGTCTACGGCCAACACCGAATACGTCGTACTAGCCACCACAAGCAAGGCTGTTCTTGTAAAGACAAGCGACACCAGCGTTTCCTACAACATCAACTATCCCGCTGGGCAAACGGTTGATTCAACCTGTGAGGTGATTCAGGCGTTCAACTATCTGTTCATCTTCAGGAATGGACAGGTGGCTTTCCAATGGGATGGGTCCAATCTGACTACGAGTCCCGTATTTACGCTTGTTGCGAACGGCTCCTACACTCAGCCGTTGGTTTATGACGACAGTTCAAACTGCGGTATTTTGGAAGGTATTGTTACCATTACCACTCTATCCGCGCATGATGTGTCCGTTGGTGATTTGGTTACTGTTAGCGACAAGGGATCGACCGATTTAAATCCTCTTACAGAGTACAGGGTTTACGAAGTAACCACATCATCTCCATACACCTTCAAGTTTAAGGCCGACGCTGGAAACATTTCTGGAGCAACGATTGCAGTTGGTAAACGACAGTCTGTCGGACTTGGCTTCACCCATATGCCCACTCCTCCGTGGGCCATATACCACCAGCGCAGGCTGTGGATGCCGTTCAACTACACGATGACGGGGACTTCTGGAAGCCCGACAATCACATCCCGAAATGTCAGGGATGAGCTAATCGCATCTGATATTCTGGATCAAGACACCTACGATCAGATTCAGAACCAGTTCAAGATTGCTTCAGGAAGTGCCGACTTCATTGTTGGTATTCAACCATTCGCTGAGGATGCGTTGGTTGTGTTTGCCCGTAACTCCATCCACCTCATCCGTGGAGTTGGCGCGGACCTAGGCAATTCATCCGTTCAGGAAATCACACGCGAGGTGGGAGCAGTAGCCCGCAAGTCCATCGTACAGGTAGGCAGTCAAATTTTCTTTCTGTCGGATAACGGGGTTTATGGCGTAAACTTTGACGAGCTTTACAACCTGCGCGGAGCCACCACTCCTCTGTCCGAGCCGATCAATCCTCTGATGGCTCGTATTAACAAGTCTTATGTAGCTAATGCTGTTGGGGTCTATCACGATAATCGCTACTATCTTGCAGTTCCTTTGGATAGCTCTACGGTGAACAATGCCATCTTGGTTTACAACTTCCTGAATCAAGGATGGGAGTCTATCGACCTAATCAACAACTCCAACTGGAACATCATTGGGTTTGTTCGTTCAGGGGCTGGAACCGTCAATCGCCTGCACACCGTAAGCAAGGAGGGCGGCATCCACATGATTGACGAGACTGGAACTAGGGATGAGGACTATTACGACAAAGTGTGTTTGTCGCTTTCGTCTCCAGCTACGATTACAACCCTCAACATCAACTCCATCCTAACCACCCGTCAGTACACCTATTCGACGATGGATAGGAAGCGGTTTAACTCATACGAGTTGCACGTTGAGAGCGCAACTAATGTGGAGTCTAATGCAAGTTTGTCTATGGAAGTTGAGAACCCAGACTCAACCGTTGACATAGGAAATATATTTGATCTGTACGGTAATTATGTTCCTTCGGCTGAAGACCTGTCACTTCGCGGAAGGCTTGGCAACAAGCGTGGATATGGAGCGCAGATAACTGTCACTCCAAGCAAGGGTCGTCCAAAAGTAAGGGCGGTGAAGGTTACTGGAGCACTTCAAAACGGTGGTACTGTTTCTGCTGAATAATGCCTGACATCACCAGAGGGTATACGTTCACGGACTCCAATTCTGATTGGTCGTCCAATAAGAACACGGCTTTGCGTCTCAACAAGATGGTTGATGACGCAACGGTGAACATTGTCGCCGGAACCAACATAACCGTTTTCAGAAATGACAGCGGAATAAACATTTCAGCCGCTAGCGGTGGAGCAGGAAGCCCCGGTTATTACGGATCATTTTACGACACTACCGATCAAACTGCTGCTGCGGCAAACACGGCTTATCCGATAAATATTGGAAGTACAGCCGAATCAAATGGAGTAAGCATTGTAAGTGGAAACAGAATAACCATAGCAAACGGCGGAACTTACAATCTCCAATTTAGCATTCAGGTCGTAAACACCGACAGTCAGATTCAAGATATTCAAATCTGGCTAAGGAAAAATGGAAGCGATGTTGCGTCTAGCAACAGTATTGTAAGCGTACCAAATAAGCATGGCTCCGTAGATGGTCATGTGCTTCCTGCTTGGAATTTTGTTTTCACCGCAGCGGCTAATGACTACTACCAGTTGATGTGGTCCACAGCCAGCACGATGGTTTCTCTTGAGACCATTCCTGCTGGCACAACCCCAACCACGCCGTTGACTCCTTCCGTCATTCTTACGGTGAGTCAGGTGGTGAACATTGCTGCTCCGGGATCAATTACCGCCGGTCAGATTGCTTCTGTCAATGCCAGTTCGATCATTGGCACAATAAACGCCAATCAGATCAACAGCATCAATGCCAATCAGATAAACGGCACAATAACCGCGACCCAGATTGGTTCGGTTAATGCGACAACAATAAATGGAACAATAACTTCCAGTCAAATCGGAAGTGTGTCTGCCAGCACGATTGTAGGAACTATCAGTTCGTCGCAAATTAGCAGCGTTGCCGCAACGACAATCACGGGTTCTATCACAGCCTCTCAGATTAGCGGTGTTAATGCCAACACGATAGTTGGCTCTATCACTTCAAGTCAGATTAGTAGCGTTTCAGCTTCAACCATTACTGGTTCAATAACCTCCAGTCAAATTGGAAGCGTAGATGCTACATCAATCACGGGATCAATTACGTCAAGTCAGATTAGTAGTGTTTCAGCTACCTCCATCACAGGCTCCATCACCTCAAGCCAGATCGGAAGTGTTTCAGCTTCGTCGATCACGGGGTCTATAACCTCAAGTCAGATTGGAAGCGTTGCGGCGTCAACGATAACTGGAACATTGAGTTCTTCCCAGATAGGAAGTGTTTCGGCTTCCACTATTACTGGGTCTATTTCGTCTGGTCAAATTGGCAGCGTTTCCGCTTCGACCATTACTGGCGTAATTGTCACAAACCAATTAACCGACCAGATCATCAATACGCAAAAGCTTATTGCGAGTGATCTTTCTGTGATAAGGAGGGTGGCGAGCAATCCAACGCTACCGGATACTAACTATCCAAATGATTGCATCATTCTAAACACAACCAATAAGACTCTTTATCAGAATCTTTCTGGAACGTGGACGGCAGTAACTTCTTCGTCAAACGTAACTGGAACACTTACGGCTAATGACATATCTTCGGTTAATGCCACTTCCATAACCGGACTGATAATCGCAAGCCAAATTGGTTCGGTTTCAGCCAGTACCATTACTGGATCAATTTCAGCTTCACAGATTGGAAGTGTTAATGCCACTTCAATCACAGGATCAATTTCCTCGTCTCAGATTGGTAGTGTTGCGGCTAGCACGATTACTGGGTCAATAACCTCTTCTCAGATCGCTAGTGTTTCGGCGTCAACGATAACTGGAACGATCTCAGCATCTCAGATATCGTCTGTTAATGCTTCGGCCATCACAGGATCAATCACTTCATCGCAAATTGGAAGTGTTGCCGCCTCAACAATCACGGGGACGCTTTCTGCATCCCAGATTGGGACCGTAAATGCCTCGTCGATTACCGGATCAATCACTTCAACGCAGATAGGAAGTGTCGCGGCTACTTCGATTACTGGTTCCATTACATCTTCGCAAATCAGTAGCGTTGATGCCACCACCATCACGGGTTCGATTACGTCGTCTCAAATCAGTAGCGTAAATGCCTCAGCAATCACGGGCTCAATCACATCTGGTCAGATTAGCAGCGTTTCCGCTTCATCCATTACAGGAAGCATAACTTCAGGTCAGATATCGTCTGTTTCTGCGACTACGATAACTGGAACGCTTACCTCAACGCAGATTGGAAGCATCAATGCGTCCACTATCACGGTTGGGTTGATCCAGAATGGTCAAATTCAGTCGATTGACGCTGGGAAGCTGACTGCTGGAACTATCACGGCTACTATAAGCCTTGAGTCGCCAAAGATTGCCGTAGCTGGTGCGTGTTACAACGCTGCCTCCTACACCTCAAACACGTTTGGTTCCACCACACTAACAGTTGGTGATGACGGAACAAGCAAGCCTAGCGGATTTGACGACAATAACAAAGCCTACCTGACGATTGCAGATGCAAAGCTGTATGGCTGGGGTCATGGATCATACGGGAATCGCTATGGAAGGTCTGATCCGAAGATAAGCGTGTTTGCCGTGGGAGAGTTTTCAGGCATAGCCAGCGGTGAGTTTGCGGCATATGCGATTGAGTACAGCACGGATGGAGGAACAACTTGGGGTCAAGTTACAGCGATTGACGCATCTGCCCACTATCCTCAGACGTTTGTGTCGGTTTCTGGGGCTTTGGAGCTTACAGGAATGGCGGCTTTAGGTTCGGTTGATTTTAGGTTCAAGCTAACAGGAACCAACGGTGGCAACCCCACGTTTGAATACGGCCAGATTCAAGTGCTCTGTCACAACTTCTAATTGATAGAATAAGCCATGCCCATCCTATCCAAAGGCACTACTTTTACGTCACCCGATACGGTGACATCAAGCAAGCTTAACAACTTGGTTGACTCGGCTACCTTCGCTTCTGGAGCAGTCGATGGATCGACAACTGAGCTTTCTGGTGGAGCCATCATCGTCAAGAATGGTGGTATCACTCCAACCAAGCTATCGTCTGGTGCGCCTACTTGGACCGGGTCTACTGTTGAGGTTCCGCAGCACCTTACTGTTCAGAACACGATTGCATCTGGTGGTGATATCAGTACCTCTAGTAACTTAGCGGTCAATGGAACTACGGCTCTTACTGGAGACGCGACGCTTAGCGGTAAGATTATTCGCGCTGGAACTACTCCCAATCGCACGGTTGAGCTTCAAACCGCTGCAACCTCTGGCAACGCCAATCGAATTAGCTTTGGATGGGACAGCAACACTACTTCCCTGCTAGTTCAGATTGACGACACGAACTTCAAGGTTACGCTGACTCCTGTGTGAGTCCCATAGCGGAAGCCAAAGCCTACTACCAATCCAAGGGGTGGAGCTTTGAGCAGGACATAGGCTACTACCTGTGTCATGGGTATGTCTTCTCCACTCCTGACAGGCTTCTTCTAGCCAAGCCTGTTAGGAAGGAGATAGGGGAGGTAGACTGGCATCCAGAGTCGCCCGATTGCTGGTATGTCCATTACGCTGGAGGAAAGGGCTGTTTGGAGTGGTTTATCTCCCAAGCTCCCTACTTCCTGCCATTCATCGGTTGGACTCGTAACAAGGGCAAAAACAGCAGCTTCAGAGCCTATGATACGAGTCTTCTCTGTGCTAAACTAGGCGTCAAAGACTATGGCCTCCGTTAAAACTCCAGCCGCTCCCCCTCCTCCGACTCCCGTTAGCATGGCTGATGAATACCGCCGCACGGCTGAGGTCATGTCCGACCCCGAGCTTCAGAAGCGGATGCTGGATGTGGAGCGGGTTATGCGCCCTGAGTACGCCAAGCTCAATCTGGCTGACTTGGAGACGTATATGGGCGGGGTTTTGGGCCTACAGTCGCGTGCGGCTCGTCAGGCTGGTGAGCTTGAGCGGGAGCAGCTTGCCAAGCAGCGGGAGGCTGACATTGCGGCTGTGGAGGGCATGGGAGCGCGGGCTACGGCTGCTGCTAGGGCTGCTGACCCCTATTCCGCTCGTTTGGCTGAGTTGAGCCTTCAGGCTGCGGAGAAAGCCTTCTCTAGGGCCGAGCGTCTTAGCCCTGAAGACCTACGTCTTTCTCAGCAAGCTGCGCGGACGGCTGGGTTGGCCCGTGGGCGTATTGGCGATCAGTCTTCCGTAGCGGCTGAGATTCTCAATCGTGAG